CAAGAGGCATTACGACAGAACCTAATGAGTTCATGGCGCCCTGGAATGACTTTTTGACCGTGTCCATAGCGTCAGTCATTTCTACGCCTGCATCGATCGCTTCGTCCGTCATTACCATGCCGAGCTCGTGAGCTCTGTCTCGGAGGTTTGCCGTTTCTTCAGCTGTAGCATTAAGCAGCGGAGCGAGTTCCTGCCCGCCCTTGCCGAAGAGAGTAGTCGCAAGCGCTGCACGTTCCGTGGTATCTCCCATCTCCTGCATGCGCTCGATCGTAAGAGCAAAGATATCTTCCCTGCTCATTGTCTTTAGTTGTTCTTCGGTAATGCCCAGCTGTGCGAATGCTTCGACAGCGCCCTTTGAACCATTGGCAGCGGCGCCGATCTCAGTCGTAAGCTTCTTAAAAGAAGACTGCATGGAATTGATCTCCATGCCATTCTGGGAGAGCACGTAGGTCCATTCCTGGAATGACTCACGGCTCAATCCGACTTTCTGGCTCATCTTGTCGATATTATCCGCTGTTGCAGCGGTATCTGTAGCCATTTTGTATGCAGCAGTGCCTACAGCTGCGGCTCCTGCCACTACGGCGGTGCCGACAGCTGCTGCACCCTTAGCAATAGTTCCAAATGCAGAACCGACCTTTGAACCGCTCTTCTCTGCTTTTTCTGTTGTAGTGTCGATACTCTTATTTGCCTGGGTATTATCGATCAGGATGGTACCGAACAAAGATAAAATGCTGGCCATTAGTCGCGTCCTTTCTGATCGGCTGCTATGATAGGTGCGAACTCCGCCTGTATTTCTTCAGCCGTCCTTTTCTTAAGCGAAATAGGCGATTTATTGTCCTTTTTCATGGTCTTTTTCAAGAATTCGCCGTATTCCATTACTTCTTCGCCGTTCATCTTGGCGACAGCGTAATTAGCAAGCCAGAGCGGGAACAGTCTTCTTTCAAGTTCCTGTTCGAGCTCTTCTTGTTCTTTTTTCTCCGCATAGGAAAGCAGCTCACCGAGTGCCGAAAGTGGAAGAGACTCGATGAGCTGCCAGTCATAATATTTGTGAAGTAAGCTTATTGTCCTTGCTCGACTTTCTTCCGCAAGGCATTGCTGAAAAAACGTCTCGCGCCTTCGTCATTGATTAACTCCTCAAGGAATTCGAAAGCGTCGAGCTGTTCAGCTTCTTCGATAGGGATGTTCTTGTACTTAGATGCAAGAACCGGGATATCGTCAGCGATCTTTCCGAGCTGGGGAGCGAGTTCCGCGATGCAGAGCACGCCGATCTCGCCGACCTTTTCAGGATCCAGTTCTCTTACTGCTTCTTCAGAAGTGGAAACTGCAGAAAACAGATCGGCTGTCTTCAGGATCTCGATTACCGGTTTGATATCCAGTTTTGCGATCATTTTGAAAAGAACAGGCATTGTGCCGATAGATAACATAATTGGTTCCTCCTCGAATCAATACTTATCAAGTCAATGTGTTCGTGACAGGCTGATTAGCGAAGCTGTCTACTACCTGACCGTTAGCGCCCTTCAGAGTTCCCTTTGTGTAGGAAACTGTGACTGTCTTGCCAGCAGAGAGTGTAGCAACTGTAAGAACTACAGTCTTAGCATCTCCGGTCTTGATAGCAGCTGCAGATACAGCCTTCGTAGAATCGCTCATAAGGACCGCAAAGTCTGTATAAGCGATCGTTGTGTCGTCGATCTCCTCGTTGAAAGTAACCTCTACCGAAGTAGAAGAAGCTGTCTTTGCCTGTGCCAGGATAGGCGCAGCATAAGTAGAAACTTCTTCGACCTTCCAGAGATCTCCATCGAGGTCTGTGTGAGGATAATGAGCAAGGAACTCGAGAGCGAGCTCACCCTCTGCCTTCTGAACAGCCTTGAATCCCAAGCCTGTCTCGTGCATAGCGTTATAGATGGTGATCTTCTTGTACTCTCCGCCGATCGTTCTGCAGAACATTGTAATGTTCTTGAGGTAATTGCTGACTGCAATATAACCTGTAGCAGGATTCTTGACCGTCTTGCCAGCGTCTGCGCCGACTGTAGCAGTAGGAACAGAAGAAGCAAGATTTTCCTGAGTGAGTCCGATCGTTGTAACCTTAAGGGAAGCGCCCTGCTCTTCGATGACCTGCATGCCGGCAGTCTTGCCGTGCCTGCCATCGAACTCGATATCACGGACAGAAACAGTAGCTGCGAATTCGCCGCCGCCTCTTGTCGGAGCGAGTACCTTCTGGTCGACTTCACCGTAGTTAAGGTAGATAATACCTTCGTCGATCTGGATCGATTCGATCTGTTTTGTAGTCAAATTCGTAACCATGACTTTTACTCCTTAGTTATAAAAAATTCTGGCGGACCACGATGTTCTCCTGTGAGACAGGTCGAACTCTGCTTCCGTCCTATCGTCTTGGCTTTCAAAGCCAATATGTGCTCCGAACTTCCCCGGAACAAAGATGACTTTATTCGTCAGTCCGTTTCGGAGAGTGTCACACAAACCTTCAAGCTGCTCTGTCGCTGTCGGATCCTTCTCGTCAGCCCAAACATCTATGTAGAAGCTTGTCCAGTCACCGTCATCAAGATCGGTTATATGGATTCCACTTATAACTGCATAAGGAAACTTATTGTCTTTCGACAAGGCTTCCTCGTAATATGTGGGACTTATTAACTCGTTGACCGCCTTCGACAGCTCGGCTATAAATTCTGAGGTGTTGAACATGCTCGCCTCCTACGCGTCGTTGACGAGAGACTGTCCTATGAGCTCAATACACTCGTTGTCGACAGGATAAGTACGGATGATCCTGTACATAGTTCCTTCAAACTCGAAGTGTGTCTGTTTCTCATAGTCGATCTCTTTAACCTCGACACAGAGCTCAGGGCGATAACCTTGAGCCTGCGCCTGGTAAAACTCGTTTCGCTTGACACCTTTGGAAAGACAAAAAACGAGAGTGCGTTCGTATGTTTTATAAGGCTTATTGAACTTATCCAGCGCCTCTACTTCGGTGCATAAATAGCCAACATCCTTAAACATCGTTCGCCTCCTTTGTATATTCCTCAGAAAGCATTAAGTGCCTCTTGATCATGTCGTAGGATTCTCTGTACTTTTCGCTGTCTGTATTGTCAAGACCAAACTCTGCTTTACAGAAGGTACGGACGGCCCTCTTTATAAGAGGATCCGTCTCGTCTTCTGCTTTTGACTTGAGGATTCCGCCCAGGATCAAGTCTGCTCTTGCTTCCTCGATGTGGTCGCGGATCTCATCGTCGAGAGCGGTATGTCTGATGCGTAAAGCGTTGCGAATGCTCAGAATATACTGTTCAGATATACTCGCCATAATTGCCTCCTATCAGAGAGCCATCAAAAGCTTAACAACCTTAGCGTTAAGAGAGCTGTTAGATGTGTAGATGTTCTTTTCAAGCTCATCGTCGTCAGCTGTGATGGCGCCTGCATCTGCAGAACCGTCGAAAGTAGCAATGAAAAGAGGAGCAGCATCAAAGATAACAGGGAGGCCCAAGCCTGATCCTGTACCTACTGTGAATGTGCAGCCTGTACCATCCTGAGCAGGAATCTCAACTGATTTAACAGTTTTGAAAGCCTTAACTCCGGCAATAGTTCCGGCTGTATCAGCTGTGAGCTGGAACTCTTCACTGATTTCTTCGTCAGCGTAGTTTGTTCCTATGATCTTGACCTTGCTGGCTTTGATATCGCCTGCGGTGCCGCCTGCAGTAACTGTGAGAGTTCTTACACAAGGCGGATTTTCAAGACCGGAAGAAATCGTCTGCTTAGATGTCTTTCCTGCCTTTGAGGTCATGATAGCATCTGCGTCATTTGCAGCTGCTTCTTCAGCGGTCCACTCAAGCTGTGCGAGCTGCTTGGAAGGCATTGTGAGTCCGAATACATCGGTTCCGATTTCATTAGGCCATTTAGACATGTCAGCCACCTCCTATCAGAAAGAAGCTGCAAGCTTAACGATAGCTTCACCCAGAGCGACCTTAGAGTCAAAGATGCAAGTGCCTCTATAATCGATAGCGTTGGATCCGAATCCGGAATGAGCGGAAGACTCAACGTTTACATCTTCTGCGAGGTTGGCAACAACCTTCTTGTAGTCGCCAAAATAGATAACGCCTGCAGTAACCTTGTCGGAAAGGAGAACCGGATAACCGTGGATAAGGAATCCCTTGCCAGCATCTTCCTTTACGATAGGAGACTTGGAGTCGTCGCGGATAGGCATAACGTTTGTCCAGAGCGTCTTCTTAGACATAAGGAACTTAGCGTTTCTGTCGTAGCCGCCAGGGAGCAATCCGATTGTCTTTGTGATATCAACATCAGCAAGAGAACCGCCAGCCCAAGTAATACCGGTGGAATTGTTAACCCAAGTGTTAGCCTTCTC